AATCGTCAAATTCAAATGTTTGTAAAAAGAGATTACTTAAATTTTGAACTGTAGCGCCTAATAAATGCACCTCAGCATTAGTTTCCGCAAAGTTAAGAAACTCTGCAGCATCCTCTTTTGATATTTGATCAATACCACTGAACCCCCTAGCACAACCTAAGAATTGTGTGTCGGTCTTTGATGTATATGTAATAATCTCATTATCAATCTTCAGTAAACCATAACTACTTGGCCATCCAGTGGTAGAAACTACTCTTATAGTGTCATCACCAGCATAAACGTTATCATTCAGTGTGGTACTAACAACTAAAGTCTCATCATTGAATGCCCCAATCTGTCTGTACCTAGCTAAGTTGTTTGCTAGGTCATCAACACCAGACTGATGTTCTTTTGATGAATAATAGGCTTGTAAAAAACTGACAAAAAGAGGTGACTCCTGAGTCAAAAACTCAGGAATCTGTGATTCAATCACATGGGAGACTTTTACTCTTTTTATGTCTGTCATTTATCGTGTATAGATTGATTCGCTAGCGTAACTTGATGTTGTGACGTATGCAGTTGCAGAAGTATTTTCTCCAGAAGAAACAACGTCAGGTAAAGCTTTAACTGTGCTGTTTGAAACATCTAATTGTAAATACAAATCTTTTAAAGCAATAACATCATTTGAATCTGGTATTGCCTCAACTTCAATAACTCCAGTTGATAATTCCGCACCTGTTATATTTACTACATCTAAATTAATCTCTCCATGAACATAATCTACGGTTCCAGCATCATTTTTTACAATCAGTGGAAGGTTATTTACAAGTTTAAAGAAAACTATTTTCCCAACAGTCGTCCCAGCAGTAGGAACATCTCCCATGTATAGAACTCCATCTATACCATTCACAGAAAATCCACTAGAACGTACGCCATATCCGTTTGGTTGTTCATAAAAGGCATTTCCGTAACAAAGTTCATAAGTTGCAAAGGTATTCAACTCAGGAGTTATGTTACGCCTCATCTTAACTTTGGTAATGTTAGATGTAACACCTCTAGCAGAGTCATCTATCAATCCTACAATTTTACTATACTTAAATCTACCACCAAAAGCATTAATGTCGGATGAATTTGAATATGTAGTTAAAGCTCGTGTAACACTGCTTAGTAATTCAGTGGCATCTGATGTTGCGTTAGTGTTATAGTAGACAGAAGTGTCAACTTCAACATAAAGATACTTAAGATCAATAATTTCGGGTTTGATGCCTGCAATGGAATATTGTTTGAGTTGTCTTGAGATATCATCCTTAGTAATCTGTGAAAGGAAGGAACCATTCTTCGGTTTTATTGAAATAAACACTTTACCATACTCAGGAGGATCTAATTCCTCTCCACCATAGGCAGTCACAGATTCAACGTTAGGATAGACGAATGGAATTACACCTGTGTAGTCATTAGCGGTCACTGCACGGTATTGTGAGGAGTATATACGAGGTGCTAAGTATTTTATTGAACTAACATCTTCAATATCGTCTCCAGCGTCGGATTTTTGAGATGTTGTTAAAACTGATATGCCACTTGTGACGGTTGTATCAGTATCATCCTTCAAAATACCAACAAATGAGAAATTTCTAGCTCCATTTCCAGCTTTTCCATTAGTTACAATATAAGTTACAGTTACTAACGCTCCAGCTGGTGGTTTTTTACCAATAATTCCATCTCCAAATAAGATTTCATATTTTTCATCTTCAATTTCTTGAATTAGGAACAATTTAGAAGTAGAATCTACTCTTAAAATGTTATTATAGAGCGTATAAATCTCATCTGTGGTTGAAGATATGGTTACACGGACAGAAGTTGTGTCTACATTCCCATTTGGAATGATAAAACGCTGATTTGGTTGAGAATAATCAATTGTAAATGTTTTTTGAAGGTAAATTCCTTCATAAATTCTTAAATTGCTGAAAGTAGCAGTATTACTATCACTTGTTGTAGCTACAAAGTCGTCTGGAATCGAAAAAATGTAGTTACTTGCCGCTTGACTACCCAAAGCAACTTGTCCAGCTTTCAAAGTTACGATTTTTGTGTCATTTGTGCCTAAATCTACAGTGAAATTTACTATAGCCTGTGCAGCTCTGGTAGATCTTGGTACATAACCGATATTTCTAGCAAGAGAAACGACATTTTCACGCAATGTAGCGCTATCTAGGAAGCACTCGTTGACTGCCATGTTGGTATTGTAGGCAGTAATGTAAGAGTTATACGCTAAAAGGTCTATCAATGTGGAAAAGTTAGATCCTTCAAAGTCAAAATCAGCAAAATCACTGTTTAATCGAAGATAATCTTTAATTTGACTCCTAAGATCAGCGAAATCTAGGTTTGTAAACTGGTTAAATGACATTATACTCTAGTTGATTGAAGAATAAAATCGATATTCTGTTGTGGGAACTGCATCCCAGTGATATCATACTTGATATTTACGTTTAAGTCGTTAGTATTTAATGGATAACTCACTGCCACTCGACAGTTGCTCACTCTAGGCTCATAATTGTCTAACAAAAGTTTTATATCATCCTCTAAAACTTGAGCATTATCGGGATCTTGCTGCTCAAATAGAGTATCTTCAAGAGGACTACCTAATAATTTCTGATAGAATCTCTCACCCACCCTTGTTCTTACTAAATTTTGGACAGATCTCTTAATTGCATCTTCATTTACAAAGACACCGATATCATTAGTCACAGGATGGCGACCAAATGATAGACTAATATCTCTAAATGGAGTTCTATTAACGAGTGGCCTGTCTACTTTTGCCATTATTCACTCAAATTTTGTTTTCTTTTTTTGTCATTGGCGTCATCACCAACAACTTCACGCAAAAGATCGTCTGCCGCTTCCTCTTCTGGTCGAGGATTAATGTATTTTTTATCGTCTTCCATGACAAATATACTAATTCAAATCTATTTAGACACAAAAAAAGACCCTTTGAGGGCCCTTTAAAGTTTTTTGGATGTTTTTTAACCAGCAGCGAGTGGTGATTGTGAATCATTTGTGTTTGCGGCAGCTTTTTTTCGTGCTTGAGCACTCACATCATACTGTCCTTTAACACTTCCACTAGCAAAACCAGCACTTTCTACGTTATGGGGAGCTAATTTTGGATCTGAATCTGCCATTTTTGACCTTTTTCTTTTTATTTATCAATTTGAGCTCGTAATCTATCAGGTGAGATACCTTCATTCATGTAAAAATTGAGTCTATCTCTTGCCTGTTCCTTATCAAGACCTACATCTTGGGAAGGATCGTTGACACACCAGCCTGATGTGCCTAATTCTACGACCTTATACTTTACATTTTCCATTGGTTGTGGTGTTGTCATTAGATAATCCTCGTTTTTTCGTGGCCAACACGGATTTTAGGATCAATCCAGATCTCCATACCCGCTTCTTTTGCATCTAGACAGAAAGATACGTCTTCTCCACACATATCTTGTACATCTCCAGACTCAAAGACTTGCATTTTGGGAGCAAACCAAGGATATTTCATCTCTTTATGCTCGAATACACCATTTTTAATTAACAACCAACCAAATCCAGTGTAATCAACAGTGAAAGGCTTGCGTCTACGAGAGATTGACTCAATAGTTTCGTGATTCATCACTCCACCATTCTTAGCAAAGTCGTCTTCTTCTAACCAATGTGCAACAGATGTTGTTTTTCCATCTTCTGTACAGTACCAACCACCAGCAATGTCCTTCTGCATCCATACTAAACGATAGAATTTCTCTGTATCAAATACAATATCAGAGTCTATCCATAGTTGATAGTCATATTTTAGTTTTCCATCCCAAGGAATCTGATCTGGGCCTCTTAATACGTTAGCACCAAGGCATTTGCATCTTGCAAAGTTAACCATTGATGAATAATCTTGTGAGATTTGAATACTCGATCCATTCTGCACGAGGTCGAAGCATAGTTGAACGAAGTTCTTTAAAAAGATATAAGATACTCCTCTTCCTGGCAGACAGAAAACTATTGCTTTACCTTTAGCTAATGCCTTTGCCTTTTCTAAATCAAAGTCGTCTTCGACCTTTTTAGTTTTGGGGGCTTTAGCTTTTACTGTAAATCCTTTTGCCATAACATGTTGTAATTACATTCTTAAGTATACCACGGTCAAACCAATTTGTCCATAGTGTTATATTATATAGTCTTTTTTTATGAGCTCTTTTTGAGAAACTCCTGACTATTACAGGGGCCTAACAACATTCCCTGATCATTAATTCCTTTCAAAGCCATGCTGTTGATTGCGATGTCACCAGCCACTGATAATCTTTTTTCCTCTGTTAGAAAGTGGGGGTAAACCGCATGATAAAGATCACTAGGAAAGATTAACATATGCCCTTCATTATATTGTTGTTCTAATTTCCAGTTAACTTTTCTCATTCTTCCACAGATATCATTATAGGTAAGAACAAAATCCCCTGCGTCTGGGTGCATGGCATTTTTTGCTTCTTGTTCTTCGTTTGCACAGGATGGTATTTTAAGCCACACTACAAAAGAGAATATGGCATCATGATTATGTAATGCTTGATATTCTCCAACACCAGTATAGTTTGCCCAGAACTTTTGAAAAGTTAGATCGTGTATATGAGTTGTTTTTAATTTCTCAGGTATTCCAAAGTCTTCAATATATTGTTGTATTACTTTTCCCAGAACTTCTTTTTGAAAACGGTTATCGTCATCTATTAACATCCACTGTTGCTTCGCATTATCTGTTTCATACTTCTCTACAAGATGATGTAAATGATCTAAATGTTCTTTATCCAGAGTTATATCCAGAACTCCGTAATTTGGTAATTCAATTTTTTTGGTTCTCATTTTTAATCACCTTTATTTCTTCTTTACGAAGTTCATCATTTGGATAGTTTTTAAAATACTCTTTTAGATATGACAGTTTATGTTTTATGTCTCCCACTGGAATATCTTCCATAATAAGGTTATCGCCAATATAGACGTTATAGGTATTCATCTTCCCAAGTGGCCATCATGTCCTCTAAGTCCTTACGGATATCAGGATGGTACATAAGATGATTATCATGCTCTAATCTAAAAGAGATAGATTCGTAGATGTACTCTAGCTCCTTAACATCGAGCTCTATATTCATTGTTTCTTCGGAAATGTTCATTATAAACTTATCTATACATTTTTGTTTTTAAACCACCGCTCCAGAACTACCCATTTGTTCAAATGATCTATCAGGATTAATCGGTTCGGTTGGCATCATACTATTAATAGTAATATCTCCAGCAAGTGCAACACGGTACTCGGTAGTAGTGTAGTGGGGGTATACAATATGATTTAGGTCACTTGGAAAGAATAACATTTTACCTTCTGCACCTTTTCCTAATACCCAATTTCTTTTTTGATATTGGCCACATGTGTCAGGATAACAAAGTACAAAGTCACTTGCCTCTGGTCGGAATCCAGCTTGAACCATTCTTTCCTCTTCTCCTTCAAATGGTATCTTTAACCAAACTACAAAGGTGAATATTCCTTGATGATCATGTATGCTTTGATAATCTCCATCTTTAGATACACGACACCAGAAACGAGAAAATGTAGGTAAGTGATAATGTGTGGTTTTATGTTTGAAAGGAACTCCATAAGTATCAAAGTAAGCTTGAGTTGCTGGCATCAAAACATTGTTTTGAAAGAGTTGGTCATCATCATTTAATGGAAATTGTTTATTGTCTTGACTAATCTCCAGTAAACGATTACCTTCCCACTTGGCATTAGGGGAATACTTATGTACCAGTTTCCACAGGTTATTAATATCTTCTTCTTCTAGTTCACATTCAAGTACACCGTAATTAGGTAGGTCTACGGCTTTAGGTTGTTTCATTTAATCTCTCACGATACTTACGACGGCCATTAACGACCTTCTCCATTTGTGCTTCAGAGTATCTAGTTGTGTAATATCCCTTGTCGGCCAACTGCTTACTTGTATCGTCCAACGCGCTGATTTTTTGTATCATGACTATGGTAAACAGTTCATCCTGTTTAAGTAACAACCACAAATCTCTTCCCTGACAATTTAAAAACGTGTTGATACCGTCAACGGCGCCAGACATTTGATCTGTGTTTATGATATTCACATTTGTCTTTGCCGCAACTATGACTACATCCTTACTACCATCGAACTTATCACACTCTCTTGTAACCACCTCCCAATAGTCGTACGCGCCGAAAAAGTCATAGACCTTAACCAACTCTATCTTATTCTCATCTCTTACCTTCTTTGCAAAGGGACAACGTGGCCCTGTATAATCTGCCGCACTGTCATCAGGTTTATGTAAGTAATCAATCCAATCATGAACGTAATCTGCAAGGACATCCAAGTCATGATTCTTATAATGTGGAGATATGACCATTAATAACTTTGATCCTCCCTGATACATTCATCGCCTATACAAACAGAGAACGACAAGCTGTCTGTGTGATATGACCTGTAGATACGACCCCAGATCAAATCAAACTCCTCCTGATCTAAATTCTTGAACAGACACTCTCCTTTAAAGTATATGTGATAGGACTTTAATCCTTGATTCGTAGTGGTACTTGAATTCTCCATGAACCTCCTTTTAACTCAATAAGCTTAAACTTCTTCCGATTCCTTTCTCTCTCAACTAACTCGGCATCATTCGCAATGCTGCCATACTTCACAGGTGGATTGCCCTTGTATGTCAGTATGTGCGTATCGACCATATGATAAAGAGTATCCCAAGTCAGAGTATCCTTTAACTCACTCGCTAAGAGGGATATCTCATCAGTATCTAATTCCTCATTTATCACTTTACTTCTAATAGCTACTAACTCATCTAAGTTAATGACTATCCTACTATCATTATATATTGCCATAATAAGTTCTTTACAGTTTCTTAATCAAATGATATACCTTCTTCATCAGGAAGGTCTAGAAGCTTCTCTTCCACCCAATGATCTTTATTATCAATCTTTGCAGCCTCAACATATGCCATGATATGTCTATCCACTTGCTTATAGATTGGATGTAAGTCTATATCCATACGAATATCATGTGCTATCTCTGCCACTTGCTTCTCTGTTAAACAATGATCAGGATGAAGAAGATCACAACAAGGGATCCTCTTCTCTATCAGCTGATTAATGTTTATACGAATCTCATAGTCGTTATAAACCGCCATTAAAAGAACCTACCTTTAGTTCCATAGTTTACGATACCGATTGCTGAACCTATACAAAAGGTCATCAATACAAGTGTTAATACAACTCCTTCAATCATGTGCTTTACTGTTTGTTTACTTCTTAAGTATAACACAACCCCTGCCCAGAGTCAACCTACTGGGGCATTTTTTATATCTGGAATTTTTTTAAATACGAATAATATATAGCACTCGATTTTGGTTCGTTGTAGGTTAGGGACTTATCGGTTTTTATAATCAGCATAATAAAACAAAAAACCCCTGGCTAAAGGGGTGTTCTGTCTGTCTGTCTTAGTCCATATCGAACCAATAGAGATTAGTTTTTAATGTGTCTACTAGGTCAGGGGTATCAACTTTAAAAGGTAGGTCCTGTATCATATCATACATAGCCATGTTTAAATGGTGTTTCTGGTCCTCTGTGAGTCTACGGTAAGGAAGGTGCAAAGTATTTTCCATAAAGTGTTACCTGTGTTTGTATATTACTATTATACACACAAAGACCCCACCTATGGTGAGGCCTTGTGCCAGTTGTTAAACTGTCCTAAACTGCCTTACTTGCCTTGTTACCTGTGTTAATGTGTGCCATGTGTGTTGGCATGCCAGCGTGCATAAAGCTGCCCTTCGGTGCGGCGTTATTCCAGCTACGCTTGGCCATAGTAGCACCAGCACTGCTTCTCTTTAATACCGTGTACTTAATGCGGCGGCCATCGGCCATTGTTAATGTAGTCTGCTGCTTAATGTTGTTTGCGGCCATGTGTGTTTGTTTAACTAGGTCCATTATACAATAAAAAAGGGGACTTATAAAGCCCCCTTGGTCCAGTTTGTTTAACTGTCCTATGATATCGCCAACTCGAATCCGTCGGCGAAGTCTTGGCGGTTGCCGTGGAAGTCTGCCACGAACCAGTCCCAGTTACGCTGGATTACGCTGAACCCTGTAGCAAACTCATAGCATAAAGCATTTAATCTGCTCTTAGTTGTATTAGATTGCCAACCGCCGTCAAATAGTAGCATTGTATCATTCATTACTGTGGCAATGTGGTTGCCGTGTAATTTGATAATCGCTTCTCTCTGTCCAGCAGTGTTAATTGAATGAGTAACAGAAGTATTACCAGAGCGGAAGTCCTTGCCGTTTCTGATAGCGGTGTTCATGTTCTTTTCAATTACTCTCATGTGTTTTAAGAATGTTTGTTTGTATGTACTTATTATAATGCTTGACGGCGCCAATGGAAGCGGGCTTGGTCCAGTTTAATAAGTGGCACACAGCTGGCTGACATATGCTCCGCCATGCCCTATAATTGGACCATAAGAGATTCGGGGTAGGATCTATAAATTCTTCGCCACTCAAGGAGCGCAATTATAATTGTTACAAATAAGTGAAGCAAACTGTGCCCCACTAAGTGAAGCAAACTGTTTTTGCTTAAGTTGCTCTTAGGTCCTCTAAGTTGCTCTACTATTTGTTATAAACCCTTACAGAGTTATTATACATTTAATATTGCTAATTGTCAACCTTATGTGAAGCGAATTCGGGTATGTGTGGATATGCGGACTTGAAGCAATCTCCGTTGACTTTTGTGGGTTTTTGTGTTATAATGCGCCCCTAGATGTCTATAATTTGCTACATTTATTTAAACAAATTACAAAAGAGATAGAGAAGCAAACTATGTTTTTTTAACCTTTTTTAAATGTTATCGAAATTCCCCATATTTCCCCTTTATGCTACTCTGAAGCACGTTTATTTTACTTTGAATTTGCTTTAGTTTAGCATAGATACTTCCGCTTGCTTCGTTAA